AGGCCGTAGGTTTGCTCCTCCACGGTCAGCTCGGTTCCCCATGCAAACCCGGTTTCAAGGTAGGAAATCACCCCGTCGTCATGCCACCAGAAGAAATTCTTCGGGTCATGCGGATACCCGATCCCGTCCTGCACGACATAACTCTCCGAGGCGGTGACACACACCTCCACCTCGATGTTCGGGATCCGGTTTCCATACTCGGCAAGCGGGAGATCGTCGAATACCAGGTAGACCAGCCCACGGTGGGCCGGCACATTGCCTGCGCCCTCATGCGCCTCGATCAACGGGTCCGGCTGCTGCAATTCCGTGCCGCGGTAGAACGTAACGCCGTCCACGCTGGCGGATACCGCCTCGATCGAGGCGGTATTACTGCTGTCATAGATGACCTTGCCGTTTGCCCAGATCCTGCGGAACCCGACAACCTCCCCCTCGCACAGCCCGACTGCAAACGATCCATAGTAGGTGTAGGTGGTCGTCTCCACCCGCGGTCCGCCTTTCCCGCCCGTTTCCTCGACGTGTCGGACCTCCTTGATCGGCGCCGTCCAGATGATCTGGCCGGCAAGACGAACCGTGCCATAGGCCACCGGGATCGGACTCCCCTCGCTGGCGCTGGTAACCCGCAGATCGTCTAGCCTCGGCCCCTCCTGCTTGATCGGAGGCTCCAGCAGCCCGCCGATGTAAGACCCGACCGCCCACCCGATCGAAGCCCCAACGGTGCCTCCAATGGCTCCGCCAAGGTAGGATCCAGCGGTTGCAAGGATGAGTGTAGCCATCAGCCCACCTCGACAAGCACGGGCCAGGTAAACGCAGCCGAAATCCTGCCGCGCCATCGATCATCCAGCCGGTGCTCCACGCATCGTCCTACCGACTCGTAAGCGTGGATCATGCTCTGTCCGCCAGGGCCCAGAATGGCCACGTGCTGCTCGTCCCGTCCGAACCGGATCAACAGCACATCTCCATCCTTTGCATCCTGCGGGCAGATCTCATGCAAATGGGCACGCAGGGCCTCCTTCAGGGTCCCGGGGCCCGGCTCCCTGCCGTATCCAGCCCAAGGACGCTCGTCCACCCGTACCAGGGACAGCTCCCGCGCCACGCCGATCACCAGGCCGACACAATCCACGCCAACGCCGGCAACACGGCCCTGGTGGCGGAACGGCGTGCCGATGAACCTCCGTGCACACTCGACAATCCGCTCACGCACCGCTCACAATCCTGTCGTTGCCCGGGATGTAAGGCTCACCCCGAAAGTTCAGCACGTTCGAGTACCGGTCCCTGCACATGGAAATCGACTTGTCGCACCCCGGCGTGATTTCGTAGGTGTCGCCTGCCGCAATCGCGTGCGGCATTGGCTCCGCAAGGATGATGGTGGTGCCCGGCTGCGACTTGATCTCCATCTCCAGCCCGGCGTTGGCTCCTCCGGTCCAGTAGATCACCCCCTGGTCATAGAACCCGGCCGCCTCGGATCGGCTCGTGTCCACGAATGCGCGATCACTGATCACAGAAGCCACCGACCCGGTCTTGCGCCATGGGCCGACGCCAGACAAGTCCACACCGCAACGCGCGTCGCCAAGATCCGCTCTGCATGCCACGGAATAGACCTCTCCAACCACGGTCTGCAACGCCTGCGACAGCCCCCTGAGCTCTGCCACGAACGCGCCATCACGGACCTTTACTTCGCCCAGCCATCCTGTACGCAATGGCACTGTGCCATCGCCAGGGCTGGCCCAATTGACCAGGAACAACTCCACGCGCGCGCCGTCGAACAGCCCGTCCAGGAGATCCGACTCCGTGATGGCGGCGTTGTCCAGCAGCCCGGCGACCTCGAGATTGTCCACGCTCATGGAGTCCGTGCTCACTATCTGCGTGCCCGTGTACCCACTGGAGGCGAGGAATGTCTCCCCGCCCACCTCCAGATCTTCGTCGTGCGACGTGAACCGGTACACGGAACCATCCCTGCGCGTCACGCGCCAGCACGTCGCAAGCGTCAGCCGCTCCCCATTCAGATGAGACTCCATCGTGGATGGAATCGTCTTCATAACCTAATCTCCACGACCGGCAGCGACGCCAGGTGAAACGCCGCCTCATCCGTGCCCTGCTGCACGGCAAGGAACTCAGCACTGAACACATCGGTATCGAACCGCACCGGCACATCGAACTCCCCGCTCCAGTCCATGCTATCGGACGGTTGCGGGTACTTGTCCACATATCCACCGCCCCCGTAGGAGCCATAGGACGTGGTGTCCTCTCCGATCTCGAAGCTGGTCGCATCCACCACGGTAACCGTGAACACCCGTTCGTTGACCTCGGTCATGCCAAGCACATCCCGGATCCACACCACGTCTCCTGTCGCAAAGCCGTGTGCAGCACCCGTGGTGACCACGCCCGGGTTTGCATTCGTGATCCCGGTGATGTTCACGCTGCTGTCTGCCACCAGCGTCACCACCCCGGTGGTGTAATCGATGGATGCAGGCGTGTAAGCCGACCCGCTCCTGCGCAGGGTCACCGTGCCACTCACCGGCTTCTGGATGTCGCGCACGTAGGTGTCGGCCCCGGAGCTGTACCTCTTCTGCAGCTGCAGTGTCGGAGACCCGTCCAGGGTCAGCGCCTCGTTGACCGCACGATAATCCCCCCAGTCCTTCCAACGGAACCCCTGCGCCTTGCCGCGCCGCGCCCGGAAAAAGGCCTGCAGCATGTCCAGCGTGTCGCGGGTAATCGTCCGCTCTCCAAGCTGCCATCGCCCACGGGACGCGGCCCACTCCTCGTTGCGCTGTTCGTGGCCACTGCCGATCACGATGATGGTGGTGTGGTATTCCGGCCCCCCGGTCACACCATAATCAACCCCAACATCGAGACGCTCCTCGGAAAACGAAGCCATCAGGCGTTCCTCGCCAATGCGCGGCGCACGGCCAGGCCCGCCTGGGTGGCGGCCTGCTGTGCCGATTCAGGCGACACCCGCCCGCCGGGCGCGTCGATCGTCTGATTGATCACCACGTTCACGCCGCCAGCCGCAACCGACGGGACCAGGCCGCCGCCGGAGAATGCCAGCGCAGGCCCGCGCCATACGGGCGGGCGGTAACTGGAGTTGAGCTGGTCTAGGAACTGCACCCCAACCCGGCGCACGGCCGCGGCGTTGAGAACGTACTCCCCGGCCGACAGCCGCGCCGGAATGCTGTCCGAGGTGGCTGTACCCGGGCCGGTCACATAGCCACCCTCTGCGAAGCGGAAAATCTTGCCGAAGAAGTCACCAATCGGGCCGCCCAGCTGACCCGTCTTGCCGAAATCGCCGAACAGTTTTTCCGCCAGTTTGGACGCTAAAGCCTGAGACACCATACGCCGTACTGCGATCTCGAAATCCTTGACCATCCCTTTGAATCCTTTGTCCAGCGGATCGAACAGGAAGTCCGCAAATGCGCTCTGCATGTTCCGCGCAGCCTGGATGGCGAACTGATCCATCTCTCCGGCGGACTCGTCCACCTTGTCAGATACCCCGTCCATCTGCTCGGTGACCTTGAACACCGCCTCTGCGTAGGTTTCCCAACTGATGCGCCCTTCCTGCAGCAGGGTATCGAGCTGCACCAGTTGCTCGTCCACCTTCTCCATGGGGTTCGCCAGCTCGCGCCAGCGCTGGGCGGCTTCCTCCTGGGCCTGGTTGTAGGCTTCCTGCGCGGCCTTCTCTTCCTCCGCGGCCTGGGCCGCCTTGCGGCTGGCCTCCAGCGCGGCACGCTTCGCGTCCACCTCTCGGGCGGCATGCAGCAGGGCCTTCTGCTGGTCGGCTGTCAGGTCGCGGAATCGGCCGTTCTGGATCTCCCACAGGGTGCGCTCGTACTGGCTGGTCTTGCCCAACAGGGCCAGCTGGCGCTGCATCTGCTCCAGGGTGCGCTGGTAGGGTTTGACGAGCTCTGTATCGGGGCCTGGTTTGATGCCACCGCCTACTCCGGATTCTCCCTGCGCCGCCTGCTGCTGCGCCAGGTTCCGCTTCTTGATCAACTCGTCCAGCATGTCGATCTCGGCGCGGAGAGCACGCACGCGCGGGTGAGTCTTGTCCCCGCCCTGCGCCTGCAGCTCTTCCTGGTACTGGATCATGGCTGCGGCACGCTTGTGCATCAGCTCGTCCAGATTGGCGCTCTCCGCGTCTGTGAACAACACGGCACCGGCAATATCCAGCGCACGGGCCGCCGTGGTCATGTACTCGGCAATCGACTTGGTGAGGCCAAGCGCCGTATCCAGCTTGGAGAGGAAGTTGCCGGTGGCGTTCACCAGCCGGTTGGTTGCCCGGGTGAGGTTGTCCGGAATGTCGCCGAACTCGGCATTGATCTCTCCGGACTGGCGCAGCAGGGCGTCGAACACGTCGCGCGATAACACGTCCCCGGCCAGCACCGCCTTGCGCAGCTCGCCAACGGTCATGCCCATGCCCTTGGCGATGCGGTTGGCCACGGCGGGCATGTTCTCGAGGATGGAGTTGAACTCCTCCGCCCGCACCACGCCTGCGCTCATGGCCTGGCTGAACTGCAGCATGCCGTTGCGCATTGCCTCCGCGCTGGCACCGGAGAGGATGCCGAGCTGCTGCACAGCGTTGGTGACGCGGATGATCTCGTCGTTGGTGGCGCCGAGCGCATCCCTCGCGATGGACAGACGCTGGAAAGTCTGCACCGTGTCGGCCATGGCCGTGCCGTTCTCCTGGCTCAGCCGGTACAGCTCGCCATACACCCGCATGAAGCCGCCGGTGGCCTTGGTGGCGGTGCGGATGCGCTGCTCCTGCTGCTTCCACTGGTCGGCCAGCTTCAGTGCCTGGATGGCGCCGGCCACCGAGAGGTAGGCGGCGAAGTAGCCGGTTAGCCGGTCCATGGCGCGGCCGTAGGCCTCGGTGCGGCGGGCGGCGCGCTCGGCGGCGCGGCCCTGCTTCTCCACCTCGCCGGAGAGGCGGCGCAGGTCGCCAACCGCGCGGGCAATGTCGGCGCGCACCTTGATGAGGAACTCTTTGTCCACTGCCATCAGCGTCTCCTCAGCGAATCCACCACACGCTTACCATCCTTTCCGAGCGCGGCCGCGATGTCGCAGATGCGCGCGGCGCGGTCGTCGTTCTCGGCCTGCAGCGCCTCGCGGTGATACAGCTCGATCTGCCGCATGGTGTAGCCTGGCAGATCGCCCCGCCGGTGCCCGTGCCGGATCAGCCGGGCGAAGCACTCACCCCATCCGACGGTTCGTTCGCCGCCCGGGCGGCCATCGCCATCATCAGGCGGCGGACGAAAAAATTTCGGTTCACCTGCCACCAGGTCATCAGCCGGGTGAGCCCGTCGGCATCCGAAAGACCCTCACCCCAGCTCCCCGGCTTACCGGTGGCCATGGCCAGCAGGCGGGTAATCACCTGCGGATGCTCTCCGAACACGG